CCAACACGACCATCAGCACCAAGAATACGTTTAACTTCAAACTGTAATTGATAAGGAATAACTAATTTTTCAGGTTTAGCAGCAATTAATAGACCACGATCATCTCGATAACCTGAGATATCAATTACAGCTTGTTCAAGAGCAGCCTCACTAATATCAGCATCTGTGGCCATCTTATTACTATAAGTACCACCAGCTACATTTAGGTGTGCAGTAGAACAAAGAACAATACCATCACCACCAACATAACCAGCAGTAAATGCACGGTTATAAATATTAGCAGCAACAATTTCTTTAGTTTGACGTAAAGAACGAGCTAATGCTTTTGCTTTTTGAGCACCAACTTTAGCATACTGATCATCTTCATAGATTTCACGAGTGATGATAAAGCCAAGTGCGTACACTACATGGTTGTAGCGTGAGGTGAAGCCTTGACGCTCAGTATCGTAGGTGATTGGAGCACCCTCGTTCTTAACAGAAGCGAGACCGAATGAGCTTAGACCTAAATCTTCTTCGTATGCACGATCAGACGTATTCTTTTCAAAGAGCTTATCCCACTCAGTAGGATAGTCATTGTACGCCTTACCGTAAATTGAATTAAGACCAGGCCATAATAGTTTAGCAAATGAGCTAGAAGTAATTACACCAGACATTATTTATTCCTTTCTAGATTATAGACCAGCAGTACCAGTACCAGCACTTAGTTGAGCGTTGTTGATCTTAACTAGAACCTTGGTGTTTGCACCAGTGATTTCATTGTCAGGACGTTGAACGACACCAAGAATCTTCCACTGGAGAGTGGCGGTAGCGGCAGCAGTAGCCATATTAAGTGCAGCAGCAGATATACCAGTAACAGTTGAGCCTGCTACAGTAGAAAGGTCTGCATTGAGACCAACATCAGCAACAGCGAAGGAATATGAAGCGTTTGAGCCAGTGACGGCCTCGACTTCATAAACAACATCAGGTGCATCACATACTAGAACATATTGACCAGTTGAAGCTGGACGATAGACAGGGGTATCAAGAGAAACTGAACCACCTGACATATTACCAGCGACAGGATCGAACTTAGTATTAATAACGCCAACAACAACTCCAAGAACAGCAGCACCGGCAGTAGCCTTAGTTACTTGTTGAATACCTTGGGAGTTGGCATCAGCAGCGAGTTTAACTGGATCACCAACGAACAGAGCAGTACCGTCTGAAGAAGGAACATAATAAATGTTTGCTTGGCCGTTATATGGTGAGCCATTTACGTGTTTCACTGGAATGAAGCCACGAATTTTTGAGGTATTAGCCATAGTTTAAAAAAATCTCCTAAATGATAATAACCTCTTCAGTGAGAATTAATCTCGGGATACTTTCAAAGTACCATAATCTGAAGAAGCGTTTTTATGCATAGCTCCCTCAGTTTCGGCGACAACCGCTAGTTTAGCTTCTTGATCTTCCTTGTAATATTCCTTCTTAATTCGCATTAGGTAGGATACAGTTCCGTCATTGCTTACGCTTCGTTTGGCATTGCCTAGACCAGAGGGATCACTGACTCGAGCATCTCCAACACGGAGTGTGTCATCAGTTACTAATTCATACCCAGCCTCTTTAAAGTTATCAATCCGGCTACCGATATCATTAACAAATCGATATTCAAAGTTAGGATCTCGTTCCCCGTTGATAGCTTGTGGGCCACGTTGAAATAGTGACTTGCGCTCTACACGCTTTGCAGGTTTGTTCATTATTTAACACCTTTCATTTTCTTAAGTTCTGTGATGTACTCTTCTTTAGACATTACGCCAGTTCGCTCGAACGTATGCATTACTCTGCGCTCTTCATCAGATAATTGGAAAGAGTCCTTTTTAACTGGAGCGGTATTAGTTGCACCTTCAACCGCAGATGGTTTCTTACGGTTTTGGTTTTCAAAACGAGACTTAAATCGTTCACGTACCTCGTTTGCTACATATTGAAGAACCTCTTCTGGATCTAAACCGGGATTGCGTTGGGCATAACCCATACCAATGGAGTCGGCATAATCTCGCATGTTTTGATCTTGGGCATACCAAGGATTCTTTTGTACCCATGCGGTGAAACGAGGATCAGGCGTATTTGGGGTATTTTGTTGTACTACCTCTCGAGCTTTTTGCTCCGCCTTTAAGTCAGTTAAAAGTTCAGTAGCCTCTAGATATCCATCTGAGTTACCTTCTTCTAAATGCTTTTTCTGTAGAGATTTCAATTCATCCACAGCACGTTGATATTCAGTCTCACGTACTTTTGAATGATGGTCTTGTAGCATCTTAAGAGCTTTCTTAGTTTCCTTAAGCTCTCGACCCATCGTGTCAATCTTTCCGAAAAGTTCACCGCGTTCTACGAATTCTTTAGCAGGACGCCACTTCTCTGGATCACCTTCATATTCTTCTTTTGGTTTCCATCCTTGTTCTCGAGCTTGGCTCTCATATGAGTCTACCGCTGGAGCTGAGGTCTCTGGTACCGTTGAAGTATCTGGTGTATTTTCTACAATAGGGGTATCTTGAACAATGTCTTCCATTTTTTATCCTTATTCTAATACGCAAAGAACATCTTGATCATTTAGTAAGATGTATTGCTCTTTATTTGTATCTACTACTTCTTTACCTGAATATCGTGCGAAGGATACTTTATCTCCGGGTCGTAAAATATCAGGAGACCTTCCATAATCTATAAAAGCTGTTGGACCTACTTGAATCACTGTTCCATATTCCACAGCCTTACGTTCTTTCTTAGCTTGTTCTTCTGTAGCTATGATGATCCCAGACTGAGTTTTCAGTTCAGGATCATCTAGCTTTACCAAGACATGATGAGTTAAAAGCTTAATTGTCATCTTCTTCCTCCGCAACCTTTACTTCTAGCATTTCTCTAAATGCTTGCAGCATCCCGACAAGATACTTGTCATTCAATGGATCAGATCCGGCTGAATAGGAGAGAATCTCTTTTGCCTCATCAATACGAAATTGAATCGTACTAAAATAGGCTTTAGTCACTGGATCTGTTTTCCAGATATCAAAGTCTGTTTTACTTACCATTAGGTTTCTTATCCTTTACTGGTTGTTGTTTCAACTTTTGCTTATTAGCTTCTTCTTGGTGTTTCATATTTTGTTGATGACTTACAGCTTGTTGCTGAATGTTCATCTGGTTTTGTTGATGCTGTTGTACAAGAGACTGCTGATGTTGTGCAGCAGCTACCTGCATATCCATTGTAGCTTTGCGGCCAGCAAGGACAGCTTCCATCTGCTTACCTTCAAGTTCCATTTGTTGTAGACGGGCCTTGTGTTGGGCTTCCTGCTCTTTAGACATCTGTTCCATCTTGAGTTTCTCACGTGAAATCAGGATATCGTTCTGAGCTTTTTGTCCATCAATCTGGGCTTTAGCCTTAAGAGCTTCTACTTTTGGATCTTCTTTAGGTTGTGGTTGCGACACACCTTGTTGCCAGTTGGGTACTTCGTGAGCTTCCATATACATCTGAGTAGCCCACATTGGATTGACTGTACCTAGTTGTAGTAATTGCATTACAGCCTGAGCCTTGGCTTGTTTCTCTTGTGAAGAAACGGCTGTTGGATCGGCACCGGGGATAATATCATCCTCTGGGCCAGCATAATCAGACTGTGGTACAGGTTGATCAATAACCGAAATGTACTCCTCTGGGTTCATATAAGTGCGGTTAAGCAGATATAATTTCTTGAACTCTTTGGCAAGACTACGATAAACACGCTTATAAACAGCAGTGAATACCTTCATACCTTGTTCAATAGTAGCCATTGTGGTGGTAGCAGGAGTGTTCTGCCCCGGCATCTTACCAACGAAGATTTCGGCAACGGAAGCGAGTTCTTTACCAGACTTCAATAGAAGATCAAGTAGTTTGAATAGAACTTCACTTGGCTCTCGAACAGGTAGGGGGAAAATCTGTTTCTTAAGGTCATCTCCGACAGCATTAACTGCCTTCCATTCCCCTGGTTGGAAACGAGTCTCACCCATCTTGATACGTAATCCCTTACCAATGAAGCCCGCTTGAAGGTTACTTAGTGAACCTGCATCGACTAATTGGTTGATGATTGTATCAGCACTCTCATTAATAGGCCCAAGTAAACGACCGAAACCAATATCATAGAAACCACCATCAGGATTAGGAATAAACCCATACTTGGTGTAATAATGAATAGGATCGATAGAAATAATCTCTTCTTCTTTATCCATTATAACGGTTTCATTTGTATACCTTGGAACAATACGATAAACCTTTTTGGTCTTAATCTCGACTGTTACTATATATGGCTCAGAATAATTATCCCCATCAAGGTCAAGATAGGTATGTTGTTCAATAAATGTGTAAGGAGTTGTATCATCTGGCTCAGCTTCTAATTGAAACGCATTGTTTACTCGATTCAGATCCTCAACATCAGATGAAGATGGTTCATCCAAGTCCTGATCCAAAAAGATCTTGCGCTTCTGTCTTTCGACAATTTGTCGTTTAGTTAGAAAAACTACTTCAGAAATTCTCTCAGCCTCTTCAAGGCTCTTCGCATTGTAATTAACAACAAGATACTTAGGAAGAACTAAACGAGAACAGTTCCGTTGTTTTGAAGCATCCCAGTATGTCTTCTTAAAGCAGGTGCCAGCAATAGGTAGAGAGATTAGTAATTTATCCATATCCTCTTCCCATTCATCCATCTCGTATAGAACTTGATAAGACATATGAGTAGAGATACGGTAAGCACGTTCTGCTTTTTGACCATCTACGTCTTTACCGATTATCTTGCATTTTACTACCTTACCATCACTAGGAACTAGTGTTGGATAAGCTCGAGCAGCGAACTGCATGGCAGCAGTTGCTAGCAAGGGGAACTTGATATTAGCTGCGTTAGGCCATGGGAAAGTCTTTTTATCTGCAATTTGAAGGGCCATTTTAGTCCACTTCTCGAGATCAGTCTCCCAAGGACTTCTAGATCGTAAGTCAATATGAAAACCCTTACAAACATCATCTCCAATTTCAATGAGTTGTTCGTCTGTAAGAAGATCAGCGACGTTGGACGCCTCTAGAATTTTAGTAACCTGTAATTTCGGATCTTCCTGCGTCATTTAGTCCGCTCTCCTCTTTTTCTTTTTCATATTCCTCATCCTCGATCTCTTCCTTTGTTGGGGCTTCCACCAGACGATCAATCATCAATCCCAAGTAAGCCATGGAGTCTACTTGGTCATCATGTTTGTCTCGAGGGAAACGCATAAGTTCATCTTCCAGCGTCTGATACCAATCAGCGGAACGATCAAACTTAACTGCCCCAGCTCTCATACGAGCTTGAATAGAGCGAGCACGGGTTTGTTTGTCTTGTTTATGTGGTTTTAACGGAATGATATTCAAGAAGATATTATTCTCAATCATTGCTCGATTGAGGAATGGACCAATAGCCTTGGTAATCTGAGTATCCTCAATACCAAAAGCTTGAGGCTCATAGATCCGTTGTAGAGCAAGCATAGTCTCAACAATAGTAAGACCATCCATTCGATCTCGAATAACGTTCTTGATATGGAGAATCCCATCCTCATCCATACCACCAACAACCATTACTGTGTAGTCTGCTCTTTCCTTTTCAGAAATAGCAAAGTCACCCGCAATGTAATAATTTAATTTCTTTTTTGAATCACTTTCTCTAAGAGGGATAAAGTCTCCCTTTTTAAAGAAGGTGTTTGTTTCATCAATTGGGATATTAAGGTATTCTTGTGAATATACATCGGCAAGGCCCCGATCAATGTAGTCCTGTCGAATTCCTCTGAATTCCTCACCGGTTCGTCGATCAGGCCAGAGGATTTCTGAGAAGTCGGCATTATGGGCCTTATACTTAATAGCTTTCCATTGAGAAGCTGGTCGAGTTGAATATGTTTTCAGTTCTTCGTGAACAGTATAGCGATCATTATCTCTAGGCATCAGACTCTCAAGGAAAGAGTCCATATGCAGGATTGTACCTACGATCCGAATGATACCATTCTGTGATCGACATGGTAGCAATGCACCATATACCCATCGCTTGAACTTCTCTCGACGATCCTTATTCATGACGATCTCATCGTTTTCCATATCATCCATGACAATCAGATCAGGACGAGCACCTGACCATAAGAGACCCCGAAGTTTTTGTTCAGAGCCTTTGGCAATAATACGGAAACGCTGACCATCATTGAATTCTACGATGATATCTGTCTCGGAGTCCTTAATAAATTGTACTTCACCCTTCTCATTCTTCTTCAGTCCGAAGAGTTCAATGATATCCTGATTATCCTGAAGCTCCTGTTTGATTTGACCCAGGAACATAGCAGACTGTGCTTCAGTGTCGGATACCATTAGAACGAAACGACGTTCTCTGAAAAGAACACAAGCTAACACATAGCTTAATGAAATTGAAGTACTCTTGGCATGTCCTCGAGGAGCTGCAAGAGCTACGAATTTGTTATCAGAACAACAGAGATCCCACATTTCTTCGTGGAAAGCAGGGATCTGGGAGGCACCATCAAATCGTTTTACTAGACAAGAGCCTACAAATCCCTTGATAACATCAGTAGTAAGTTTAACTTTAGGTGCCGTATCTGTCATTTTTTCTTCCGCTCTCGCTTACTTATCTCTGACTTCATTGATCCATCTTTATTACGGGAAAAACTACGGTTAGCTCCGGGATTCTGTACAAAAAGATTAGCGAGGCCATTACTACCACCCCGACTAACAGCCTTTTTATGACCTACATCCCCTTTAAGGGAGGTAGCCTTAACACCTTTCTTCTTCGCTACTGTAGCCCGAGCAGCGTTACGTTGTGCCCGGTCTTTCACACGATTCTTTTTCTTGGTATGTTCCCATTGCAACTCACGTTTGTAGTCCCGTTTTCCGTTCTTCATGAAGGGCATCGGTGTTTTCCTCCGGAATAATATCATCTACTACAGGATCATATTCCCCTTCGATGTATTCATTAATAACTTTTTCTTCAGGCAGCTTTTGTCCAGCAAACTTAGCGAATTGTTCCGCTAATTGTAGAAGACGATCTGCTTGATTCAATGAATCTGCCTTAATGTTAGTAGGTTGTTTACGAAGTAATTGTCGTTTATCAAACAACCCACTTGAAATTCTTTCCAAGTCTCTTGCCTTAAGAGGGACCTTAACGAGTTTTCCTGTCTTTTGGTCATACTGATAGTCACCTTGCTCCAGTCTTTCCACAAGGATATCAAGAGCACGATCAATGACCTTGGACATTTTATTGTCCGAGCGTTGATTCTCACTTGATTGAATATCATCTACTAATTCTTTCCACCAATCAGCATGTTTCCATTTAGTCAGAGTAGGAAGAGGAACATTAATGATCTTGGATGTCTCTGACAAATTACCAAGAGCCAAGTATGTTACAACAGCTTCATGCTTCTTCTTCTCAGACCAATGACCTAATTCATGTGGTTTGGTTTTCTTATTTTTTACGTAGAGCCACTTACCCATTTAAAGAGTCCTTTCTTAAGAGAATACTTAAACTGAGCATATTATACATTATTTATTTTTAAAAGTCAAGTATTTTATAAAAAAAAAAGAGACGAAGTATCTTTTTTTAGACAATGATGTATAGATCTAATAAAAGTCATAGAGAATCTATTGACTTTTTTAGAGATATATGATACCCTATTTATTATTATATTTATTATTATTATATATTATTCTTAGTAGATTAATATATATGAATGTATATGAATATATATTAAGATACTTAGAATAATTATTATTACTTTAGATTATATTTATATAATCGTAGTAATAATATATATTAATATATTTTAAATAATAGTATCGTAATGGCTACTGCGAGGGGTGGGGTAGACACACCGAGCAGAATGTCAATATAAATACCTCTAAAACCTTCAGAAAGGTATCTAGAATCAATTAATACCCCCCTTCCTATACCCATGTAGCCTAAATCAATTTTAATTCGTTGTAGGCTCTTAAATCAATTATCCCCCCGACATCTAAAGATGTTTGTCAGAACCCCCCTTGTTTTAAAAAATATATAAAAATATAGTAAGGTTTGAGTCTCTCAATACTAAACCCCTTTCTTTTCCCCCCTACCCCCTCTATTACTTTAGTCATAGATACTGGGTTTTTATACAGTACATACACATTCAATGACATCAAGCAGCATTCTCTTCCCCCCTCTTGTTTGGTTTCTTGGTTTGTCTTCACATATTTGTTTAGGTTAGAAGTACACTTGAATCGAACTCGGGTACGGTGTGTCACGTGTTGCTCATTGCCATTCGCAACGAACCTCTTCTACGTCATGGTGTTTGGTACCACCAACCGATATCATAAGTCGAGTCATCGTCAATAGTCACCTGCATTCCCATCTCTACTCCCTTCCGCCTTACTCCGTAAGGTCAGTCATCTGTCTATCACTTCTTCTACTCCAGGTGCCGGGCTTCGCCCGCTTCGCTATTGACAATGCCTCTTGGTTATGACCTAATGGGGTTGTA